CAAGAAAGCTATGATATGGTTGATTTGGACGGCTATAGCGCCCAATTCATCTATGCACCGCCAGAGATTGCTTCACCTCGCTTGAGATTGTATCAAACAGCAGGTTGGAAGATGGCGCAAGTGTTCAACATCACGAACACATCTTGGATCGTAAACCTACGCTGCACTCTTGCAGTGGCAATTTAAGGAGGTAACAAATGACTTCAATTCTTACCTCAGGTTCGTTTACGAATGTAGCCTCTACACCATTTTTCATACCTTTGGAGCAACATGTTAGTTATTTTAAATTAACAAATGCTTCAAAATTAGCTTCCTATACATCGGCTAGAATTACTAATGCTGAATGGTGGGACTATATGGCAAATGGGATTGCTTTTGTTGATGCTCCTACAACTATCACAGGACCATTAAATGCAAGTGCGGTTATTAGAACGCAATTGGCTCAAAATGGTATTACAGTTGTTAAAGGTGGTGTTTATAGTCAAGGCGCAAGCGTTGCAATATCCAGTTTTTCAACAGGTACAACAACGGTATTCACAACAGGTACAAATCACGGCTACCAAGTTGGTGATAATGTGCGAATTGTGAATTTAGCTTCTGCACCGCAAATGGGTGGATTAGTTATGACTGTAACGGCGACAAATGGAAGTAATCAGTTTACAACTCTATTTGACTCAACTAATGCTGTAACAAGCACAGGAACAGTTTATAAAGTTGGTAACGTAGCATTCCAAAATTCTTCTTTGTATTACCCACAAAATAGAGCTATTGCAGGTATTACACTTGCAAATCCAATGGTTGTTAAAACATTGGTTCAGCAAAACTATCAAGTGGGCGATGTTGTACGATTCCAAATCCCAACAGTGTTTGGAATGCAACAACTCGTTAGTGGTACAAATGGATTGCCATTGCAGTTTACAGTTTCAGCGGTAAATAATGCCGTTGGTACTCAAACTGTCACATTTGCTAACGTTGATAGCACAGCTTTCACCGCTTTTGCATGGGCTGCTGCTGCATCATATCCTTATGGATTGCCTATCATGGTGCCACAAGGAGAGGGGAATACTAATTCTCTTTCAAATATAGTGCCTAGTCCATTACCTTATGCCAACCAAGATATTTTGGGTTTTGCAACTCAAAATCAAGCCTATAGTGGTATTTTGGTAGGTGCAGGGGACGGAACGGCAGCATCTTCGACTGGCGGCCTTATAGGAAGTACAACAGATACTTGGTATTGGGAAGCCCATACAAGTTTGCAACAATTTCCAGCTGTCTAGCTTTAATAGGTGATAATTGAGGGGCTTCGGCCCCTCTTTAGTTTTAAAAAAAGGTATAATATGGCAAGATCAAAGAAACATAAAAAAGAGGTTAACATGAGCGAAGAGATCATCGAAAAAACAAATGAATTAGAGACTTTAGAAAGTGAATTGGATCGAGTAAGGCAAGAGAAAACACAATTACAGAATGAAATTAAAGAACTAGAAGAAAAGAAAAAGCTTGTGCCTCGCCGTGAAATTGATGAAGACGAAAAGGCTATCATGGCTCGCATGGAAAAGAGGTCTCAGAATACATTAGGTTTAAAGGCAAAGATTGAAGCTCAAAAGGAAATAGACAATCAAAAAATCACAGGTCGTTTTATGAATCGTAGAGCTCCGGGACAACCTGCAAAACTAACATACATGAAATATGAAGATGATCCTGTAAAATGGTATACATTCGAAGACAATAAAGTTTATACAATTCCGAGGGGATTTGCAGATCAAATAAATGAGCACTATCACACTCCACATTTTGTTCAGAGAGCCGGAGAAATGGACCCGAATAAACCTCAAAGTGCTATTCAAGAAGTTGATACGAGTAATAAGAAATATGCGTTTGTGGCAACTAACTATTAGGTTTTATGTCAGTAGTTTACTATCCGGGCTATAGTCAGGTTCAAGTGCAACAAAATCTCATTACTCAAACTATTTCATCTATTACTCAAGCATTTCCGGCAGTAGTCACTACAGTAAACAATCACCTTTATCCGGCTGGTGTCAATGTCACATTTTTAATTCCTATTCAATTTGGCATGACCCAGCTGAATAATTTGAATGTGCAGGTAATTGGCGTGACAGATAACACGCTAACAATTAATATAGATACAACAGGATTTACGCCCTTTTCATATCCTAGTCCACTTCCAAGCGCGTATACACCGCCTAGTGTTGTGCCAAACTCTAGCGGTTCTTATCTTCCCCCTTTACCTCTTCCATATGGCAATGAAACGAGCTTTGAAGGGGTAATATTTAACGCAGGGGAGCCGAGTAATCTAATATGACAGCTTTAGTTGACTTAGATATGATGAGAAATACGACACGAAGACTTACTGCCAGGTATACTCCAGCACAGATGACGGACACGCAAATTGATAAATATCTCAATCTCTTCATGACATTAATGCTTCCAGAGCATTTTAAGAACATTAAACTAACGAAACCCTATGTATTTTACACGATTCCTAACGTAGATACATACGACTTTGTCTATCAAGGAGGACTTGAGACGAATCCCGATGGTTCGCCAACACCGGGAAATATATTAATAAATCCTCCTGTCTATTGTCAGGGCTATATTTTGAGATACTATCAGGATAAGAGCATGTTTTATAATCGATGGCCTAAGCTGACTGTAAATCAGCAAATAGGCGTCGGAGATGGAACGGCAGGCCCTTATTCAGGAACTATACCGACATCAACACCATTTTTAAGAGCACAAGTAGATATTTTTGGAAATGTAACAGAGGCCGGAGTCGTAATATCTGCTTTTGATAATTCAGGTTTTAATTATGTCATTACCGATGTTCCGCTTGCGAATTCTAACGTAGGAAATCTAGTTGATAGTATTGGAAACGTGATTGGAACTGTAGATTATCTATCTGGAGCTTTTAGTTTCACAGTGAGCACAACGAGTATTCCAACATCAGCCACAATTTACGCCTCTGTAGTACCTTATCAGTCATCAAGACCCACAGATGTGATTTTCTATAACCAGCAGATTACGTTTAGACCTGTTCCACAACAGATATATCAAGTCGAATTCCAGATCAGCCAACAACCCTTGCAGATGATTGCAGACAATAGTGCTCCTGAACTCGCGGAATGGTATCTTTTTATCTGTGCCGGAGCTGCAAAACTGATCTATGCTGAATTTCCAGATCCCGAAGGGATGGAATATCTCATGCCAATATGGCAAGAACAATTACAATTAGCACAAAGACGTACATTGAAACAGCTAGGCACTCAACGCGCACAGACGATATTTAGCCAAACAGGTAGACCTTTGGCGGGTTATTTTCTCGGCACCCAATATTCCGGCTCAACTGGATAGGAGGTTACAATTAGCTATAATCCTAATATCCCGATTGGGACAGATCCTATCCTACAGTCAGCCAAACAAATGCGTGCTAATTTTAATGTGATTAATAACACATTTTCGAATGATCATGCCGGACTAACACAAGATCCGTCAATTGCCGGGCAACATTTTCAGATGACATTAAGACCTCAGGCATTAGATCCGACAACTGGAGCAAATCAAATCGCGATATACAACAAACTCGTATCCAGTATCCCAGAGTTGTTTTTCCGGCCACAAAGTAATGGAACTCCTATTCAAATGACATATCCGTCTATTTCTACAGGTTTACAATCGACAAATCCGGATGTTTATTTACCACGACAATATAGTTTTATGGCTGGTCCTTTTGTTATTTATGGAGGATTCATAGATAAATCAAATGTCACACAAGGGAATACAATAACTTTAAGCCCAAATACAACACTCTTAGTTGTTGAAATAAATACTGCAAATTCGGAAATACCTTTATTTTCAAACTTAGGTGTTGTTTTTAATATAAATGCAATAAATATATCTGGTAATACTTTTCAATTAGATCTTGGTGGTGTCGGAGATAAATTTTTTGATATTTATTACACTGCGATAGGTATATAATGACTACACAGCCGGGACCATTCGATCCAAACATTCCTGAGAGATTTGGAGATCCATTAGCTACTTCTCAACCGGAATTGCAGAATAATTTCTTTCAAATGTATAATATATTTAAACGAAATCACATTGAAATTAATGATTCTATAGCACCGGGAATTCATAAGTTTATTGAAATATTACAGCAAGATAATGCACCTCAAACTGATATCGGAGAGATTTCAGTTTATACAAAAGATGTAGAGGGACAAACAGATCAATTGTTCTTGAAGTTTCAAGGTGGTCAAGAAATCCAATTAACGAATTATCAAATTTATTCAATTAAAAGCACGCAAAATCAAACATATAATTTTACTACATTACCCGGAAAAGTGATAGTTTATTTTGGACATAAAATAGCTAATGATAATCCGGGAAATATAACCCTTCTTCCTCCAGTAGCTAAAAATGTCATTTCAGCTTGTGTAATCCCTGAATTTAATAACCCTGGAAAAGTAGGAAAATATCCCTCAAAACCTGATCTTTCAATTATTAAGAATACTGATGGAATTATTACGAAAATTGGGGTTTTATATCCTACAATTTTAGGGACGCCAAATTCATATTATTTTATTATGGCAAACATATGACATTTTCACCCTCAAAACCAAATTCCGGGCCAAGTCCAAAGCTTGATGCTCCACAAGTTAAATCCGATTTTTCGTTATGGGCATCAATATTTGCTATCAACCACACTGCAATTACAGGAACTACATTAAATAGCGGAGATCATGAGGCTGTTGTAATACCTGTACAAGCCAGTGATTTAGGAGTTACAGAGGATTTAGTGGCGTTATTTTGCAAAAATGCCACATCTAATAACGGAACACAACCACAATTATTCAGTCAGATTCCAAAGTTTCTTCCTACAAAAGAGGATACGACAAATGCACAAAATAAGGGAGTGCAATTAACATATCAAACCGTTAATACATCAGGTCCGCAATATCAATCTTTTTTGCCAGGTGGATATTTTATCGTTTTTGGAAAAACTACTTTTTCAGCACAATTTAGTAAACAAATTACTCTTTCGCCTGCTCCTTCTTCACTTTTAAGTGTTGTAGCGAATTCTCAAGTTGTAGATTATAATTGTTCAGTAACGATAGATTCTACGAATAAATTTACAATATATTCGGCTAAATCGGGTTCCCCTCCTGCTCCCTCTGGTGATTATTCTTGGGTTGCAATAGGTAAGGTATAAAATGACAGCACAAACATTCCTAGTAGGTCCAATTAAAGACGGTATCCGGAGAGATATTAAACCATTCGCAACGCCGGAAGACTCATTTGAAACAATGATAAATGCCTTTCAATATCGTGGAAGAATAAAACGCAGATTAGGATATACCAAATTAGGAAGACTTGCCAATGGAACTCCTGTCATGGGTCTTAGAACATGGGAAAACTTCGGTATTGGTGTCCAAACTCTAGTCGCTTTCGATTTAACAGATGCTTATCAATGGAATGGAACTACATTTATATCTCTCCCAACTATTATGCCTGTTGTATGGTCAGGAACTGATTACAACTTCTTTTATACCATAAACTATGCCAATGCTCTATGGGTCACTAATTCTAAATCTGGTCTTAATGGATTTGCAGTCACTAATTTTACTGGTCAAGCGGGCGCTGGACCTTGGACAGTTCAGGTAACATCAGCAGGCAACACATTTCAAATAGGCGATCAGGTCTATTTTCTGAATGTCACAGGTGGAGCAGCAGCGAATAATTTAAGACAGGCTATCGTTACAGTTGCCGGAAACCCTTTTACTGTATCTGCGTCAACAGGTGGACCTTTTACAAATGGGGTGGCCAATAGCGGAATGGCACTATCGACAACAAGAACAGTATCGGGTCAGGACGGAATTCGCTATTATGGACAACTGGATAATGGTACAGGATGGGCAAACTACAATCCTCCGATAGACCCTAATAATGCACTCGCTGGATGTTTATTGATGTTTTCTTATCGTGGTTATTTGGTCTTCTTAAATACCACAGAAGGGAACGACGCAGGAGTACAGAATTTCCCTAATAGGGCTAGATGGACTGAAATAGGAACGCCTTATTATTCTGAGCCTGTTCCATCACTTCCTAATTTACAATCTATTGACCCTAAAGCTGCTAGAGATGACTTATTTGGAAGAGGCGGAGCAAATGACGCACCTACAGATGAAATCATCGTGGGAGCCGCTTTTATCCGAGATATCCTCATTGTTTATTTCGAACGTTCCACGTGGAGACTCCGCTTTGTTAATAATAGCCAGAATCCTTTTGTTTGGGAACGTGTTAACGTAGAACTTGGATCAGATTGCACCTTTAGTACAATTGTATTTGATAAAGGCCTTATGGCTATTGGAAATCGAGGTATTGTCATTAGTGATGGTAATGATACCATACGATTTGATGAGAAAATTCCAGATGAAATATTCGATATTGCACAGTCTAATAATGGTCTACAGCGTGTTTATGGAATTCGAACCTTTAGAACACGGTTGAATTTTTGGACTTTTCGAAGTGCTGATGCAACGAGCGAAACATATCCAAATCAGGTTTTAGTATTTAACTACAACGAAAAAACATGGTCAATATTTGATGACAGTTTTACTTGTTTTGGATATTACTACAATAGCGGAACAGGTTTAACTTGGAACGATCTCCCAAATCGATGGGATTCATATACGACAATTAGTTGGGATAGTGGAGTATCGCAAGAAGGTTATGAGAATATAGTGGCTGGAAATCAACAAGGTTATGTGTTAGTGCTTGAACAAGGTATCCAAAACGATCCTTCTTTAGCTATCACAGCAATTGCTGGAACTACTTTTACAAGTAATAACAATAATCTAGAAAATGGGACGTGGATTAAATTATCTGGAATTATGGGGACAACTCAAAACGATGGTGTTTCACTTAACGGAAGAAATTTTAAAGTAGCTAATAACGCTTTAGATCCAAACACGTTTTCACTTACTGAATTCAGACCTATAAATGGCGGGTTAGCTTCAGGAACTTCTTATACCTATACGATTTCATACTCCACTCTTATCAAAGGGACAATTCAAATCAATATAGGATCTCTTGTTTTTACTGATCCTTCTATAAATGGAATATTGGTTGAAGGTTCTGGTCTAGGAACTGGAACCATTGATTATTCTACTGGGATAATAATTCTCTCATTTAGCCCAGCAATTGCATCAACTCAAGTTTGGATCAGAATAGTTAGTCTTGATTTAAACCAAGGATTTTTGTCATCTGTTACTACAACCGGAGCATATGGAGGAGGAGGAGAGATTTCTGTAATTTCTGGAATAGATATCCAAACGAAATATTTCAATTTCTTTCAAATGAACCAGAAATCAAGACTCCATAAGATCGACTTTTATGTTGATTCGACCACCAGTGGAGAATTCACTTGCAACACATTCTCAGACTCCAGCAATGACCCTACAAATGAACCGTTTGCAGATAATCTTAGATCAAATGTAGTAGAAACTAGCCCAAATCCGTA